GTTGTAGTTGGTCGCGAACATGTGCATGGTGGTCGCATCAGTGGAGTTCATGGTCACCGCGACTTGAGCATTGTCAATGCGGGAGAAGTTGCAAGTACCAGTTGGTTGGTGTTCTTCTGGCTTAAGCGCGAAGGAGTAAGAGTAGACACCTGGAGCTGGGCAACCAGTGTGGTGGTTGAAGGCTTGCACTTGGTTGAAGTACTTACCACCTTGCTCCTTGAATCGGTCTTGTCCATTAAGAACAAGTTTGAAGGTGGACATTGGTCCGAGAGTTTCTTCGGTGTAGGCATCAACGGAGCCACCGGTACCGACGGAAACAAGTGGGACACCACCCGCTTGGGTGATTGGCACGAAGCAGTTGGAGTTAGCGAGGGCAGTCGCATCAGACTCGAGCACAACACCATCTGGGAGGGTGTTGGAGGTGAAGTTCCAGAGGGAAGACTTCGCGTTGGTGTTGGAGAAGCACCAGACGAGTTCCTTGACTGGGTGGTTGTAGGACAAGCGGACTTGCTTTGGTTGACCGGAGGTCACGGTGTCGGAGCCAGTGTGTTGCACTTGCTCGATGAGGTATTCGTGACCCTTTTGCGCGAAGCGTCGGCGCTCCTCGGTGTCCAAGTAGATGTAGTTCGCGTACACCTTGACACCAGCGGTGGTGTCAATGTAGGTGTTGTAATCACCTGACAAATCGATGTCAATACGCACTTCATGGTATTGAAGGGCAATCAATGGCAAGTACAAACCTGGGTTGCGGTTGAAGAAGAAGAGGAGTGGGAGGAAGACAGTCTTCTTACCGTTAGTAGTAGTCATCTTGGCGTAGGTCGCCTTCTTGGCTTCATCGTGGTACAAGTTGTCATACAAACGCCACCACTTTTGGTAGTGCTTGTCGATGCGTTGGCCACCAATGGACAATTCAATGTTGTTGATCGCACGCTCAGCGACCCAGTTGTAATCACCGGATTCGGCAGTCTTGGTGGAGAGATTTTCCGCCGCGGTGAGTTGAAGGTACATGTCACCAACAAGGTCACCGTTGCGGGCAACAGTGACGGACACACGGCCTGAGGCGGCAGCGGTACCGTTGACAGTTTGTTCGATGTTTTCCATCGCGAAGTTAGTGTGACGCTTGTAGACCGCCTGGAAGAAGGTAACCTTTGGGTTACCAGTCAAGTAGACGTCTTGGGCGCCGTAAGCTACGAGTTGCATGAGACCACCGGCCATTGTGAGAGTTTTTGTACTATATACTAAGATTTTTTTTCCGACCGAAATCGCACCTGGTGCGAAATTTTTGATTTCAATTTTTCTCAGTCTAGGTTAAAATGTCGTCTCGCCCTGAAGATGAAGAGCCAGTTGAGGAAATTGAGGAAGGGGAAATCGTCTCGGAAGAAGAAGAGGATATTGAATTTGGTGAAGATGAAGACGAAGATTTCTTCCAAGAAGACGAGGATATGGATCTTGCAGGTCTCATGAGCTCCCTCTTGGCTACCCCAGACGGCGACACTGTGTGCTCTGCCCTGGTAAACCTCTGTTACCAATTGGAAACTCAAAACAAGATACTCATAAAGATGCTTGCCAAAATGCAACCCCCAAAATCAGCTTAGAAACAAAAATCGTTATTCAGTAAATACATAGAAATGGAACACACCCATTTCATTGATAAGGAACCTAATAAGTATGAGGCTTTGACGGAGCTTCAGAAACAGCACATCCAATCAATGAAAGAAGATCAAGTACTTGACGTCATCGATAAATTCGAACAGGCCTGGTCCCTCAAGTCAAATGACTTTAGAAATGCTCGCGAACTGGGGTATCGTCAATTTGTTCACCCTGACAACTTTGATGACTATGGTAATCCAAATGTAAATGATATTGATCTACTGGCAATCAAAGGTATTCGTGACAAACAGATGACATATCTCACAAACCTTAAGAACCATGTAAGAGATCTCAAAATCCATAAGCAGGAACCAAACGACGATGGAATTACCGTCTTGAAGCGTATCAATAACATTAAGCGGCAAGTTGATGACGGTTATCACAATATTAGGCGTCACTATATGTCATTTGAGCGTGTAGATAACCCAACAGTTCAACCACAATTCAGCGTTCTGGGGGATCCAACGACATTAGACGCCGAAGAAGTTGAAAACTCAACTCCATTTCAAAAGTGTCTCCTGTATTCCCTAGATCAAACGTATAAAGCTGGTTACCGTAGATACAAGGGACAGTGTTGTGAAGAGATTAAAACGGTGGAGGGTCACAGAACTCGTGCCTGGCGACCAAAGTTTACCATTGAACAGTTTGTCTATTCACTCGCACAGAAAGATGATAACTTTGAGGTCTGGAAAAACTTTACGAGCCGTGGGACAGTCTTCCGAGATGTAATTGACAACATGTCAAAGTGTTTGGATGCCCAGTTTCCAGAAATTACAAAACGACGTCATGTGTGGTCATTTAAGAATGGTGTTTTTGTGGGTAAAGAATGGATTCCAGATCGCGGGGTATATGACTGTTGCTTTTATTCGTACGACAGTCAGGAGTTTCGATGCCTCGACCCAACAATCATCGCGTGTAAGTATTTTGATCAACAGTTCGATGACTTTTCCCATTTAGAAAACTGGCAAGACATCCCAACGCCATGGTTTGACTCGGTTCTCAAATACCAGAACTTTGAAGAAGAGGTGTGTAACTGGGCGTATGTGATGGGTGGACGTCTCTGCTTTGATGTCGGTGAGCTTGATGGGTGGCAAGTGATTCCATTCTTCAAGGGTATTGCGAGATCTGGTAAGTCAACCCTCATTACCAAGGTGTTCAAAAAGTTCTATGAAAATGAGGATGTTGGTACTCTTTCAAACAACATTGAAAAGAAGTTTGGTCTTTCGGCGATTAAGGATTCTTTCATGTTTATTGCACCAGAAGTCAAGGGCGACCTTGCTTTGGAACAGGCTGAGTTTCAATCTATGGTTTCTGGGGAAGATGTCTCTGTGGCTGTAAAGAACAAGACTGCGGTGTCAATCGAATGGAATGTCCCAGGTGTGCTCGGAGGGAATGAGGTTCCTAACTGGAAAGACAATTCTGGTTCGGTTCTTCGCCGTATCTTACCTTGGAATTTTTCAAAGCAGGTTCGTGATGCAGATCCTCAACTCGATGAGAAGCTCAACCGAGAACTGCCAATTATTCTTCTCAAGTGTGTGAAGGCCTATCTCGACTATTCAAACAAGTACAGAAACAAGGACATATGGAATGTGGTTCCAGAGTACTTCAAGAAGATCCAGAAGCAAGTGGCGATGGTTGCGAGCACCCTCCACAACTTCCTTGAAAGCACGAATATTGTCTTTGGGAAGGAACTCTTTGTGCCTCAAAAGTTGTTCATTCAAGTTTTCAATCAGCACTGTCAAGCGAACAATTTGGGCAAGCCCAAGTTCAATCCAGACTTCTATGCTGGTCCATTCAGCTCTCGTGACATTGAAGTCAGGGAGGAAGTGGTCACTTACAAGGGTCGAACATACCCAAGACAACCCGTTGTATATGGTCTCGACGTGGTTGAAGAAAGCTTAGGTTTTACTGATGACTACTAAAAAAAATACTGACCAATAGTAATAATGAGCCAGCAGCTCAGAGAGTTTGTGAAGCAGTCGGGGGTAGAGGTACGACCGGCGAACAGTCCAAGTTCTGTCTCCACAACCGCGTCAAATAATGCATTAATTAAGGAGATTGAAGCCGATATGGCGTTCCCACCTCGTCTTGAAAAGAACATTGTGAGCAATGAAGATTATGGGGAGTTTGCCGAGTTTTTAGATATGTCAAATAACAATAACAATAACAATACTAATGAAATTATTGCTGCGATTGAGAGACCATCAACACCTGTGGTGTTCAAAGTCAGTAAGTTGAACCCAGGTATGTTTAATGCGACTGTGAATAAAAACTTTAGTGCCGAGACACGTATCAACCTTAAGAAGATTCTTCTCAAAACCCCACTTCCACGAACACCCATTGGTGAAGGTCTTTATTTAGACACCAAAGAGATCAATGGCATTTACGGTAGATTTACAACCGGTTTCTCTCATACCAGAGAATACGGCAAGAAGGGGGATCTCAACAAAGACTTTTTCACAGTTCAATTGAAAGTGACGGTCTCTGACAACACAGAATCAAAGGGTGCCACGATTAACTTTTACAGAAATGGCAAAATTCGCTTCTCAGGTGGATTTATTGGGTCAAACATCTCAAACCAACCCGAACTCATTCGCCGTTTCATTGTGAATAACTACAGCGACAAAGAAGCCTTCCTTTATACACCATTTGAGTATAATAATCTCAGTGGTCAATTTAGGGTAAATGGTATTTTCAAGAGCATGGAAATGCTCAGACAAAGGTTGGCGATGAGGTATGGAGCAACTGATGTCAAGTATGAACCAGAACTTTCACCCTTTATGTATGTGACATACAAAGGTCACAAGTATATATTAGCTAAGAGTGGGAATATTCAAATATCTGGTGCTCCAACACCCGCGGATATGCTCGTAGCTTACACAGATGGATCTCAAATGGCAAAGATGCTCTATGAAAAGGGAGAAATCAGATTGAGTGCATCCGTACCAAATAGACTGGTCAAGGGAAAACCCAGTAAAAGGAAGCCCGTCTTGAGTAAGAAGCAGACAGCGGCCCTAAAAATTGATGCCAAACAGTGTATGCGTATGGCCAAGACAGAACTTGTGGATCTCGCAAAGAAGCTGGGTGTTGTTGGTATCACCAAGTCTACAAAGAAAGAAGAGATCTGTAACAAGATTAAGAAGATTTCGGGTGTAAAAAGTGCCACTTTCCGCAACACCAATAAGGGTAAGAATGTTGCGCTCACTGGTTCAGGTAACAACTTTAAGGTTGGGAGAGGTACTTGTACGGGTTACAGTAAGACTGAACTCCTCCGAGTTGCTGGAATCCTCAAGATTAAACTCGATGCCAAGGAAACCAAGGCATCTCTCTGTAAGAAGATTGAAGCTGTGAGAAATGCGAAGATTGCCCCCAAACCAAAGCCAAAGCCAAAGACACCACCTTCTCGTAAAGAAGTTGCTCAAAAGAAGAGAAATTTAAAGAAGGAACAGGTGATTAAAAAGAGAGGTCTCAATGAAAACTCAATCCGAAAGGATATTGTAAAACTTTATGGTAAGCGTTGGATGGACCGCTACAAGAATGTGATGCCTTCCCTCAACAATGATGTCAAGGAAATGAAGATGAGACTCAACAAGTTGAAGATGGGTAACAAACAAGGTATTCCATTTAAGAAAGATGTAGATCTAGTGAAGAAGAGGCTTGTAAATAGATGGAAGAATGAGAGAGGACGCAACCTTGAAAAGAAGGTTATCATGAACCAACTTAATGTCAGGAATGTTCCCAAAAACCTTGTGACCCAATACAGAAGTGCTGCGACAAACTATATCATGAAGAATGGTCCAACTATCAAACAACTCGAAAACTATAAAAAGACATGGATAAACTTAAGGAAAAAGTCACAAAGATAATTAGATATGCAATCAATTGAAGATCAATTGGTCGGACGCCTAGAGTTGGGTAAGAAGAGATATGGTCATGGCGTGATTGTCAATTCTGATACGAGGGAATGGGGAACACCTGAAAACTCTTGGATCAACATGTGTCAAGAAGAGCTTTTAGATGCCGTGATCTACATCGTGGCTGATTACATTAGAAAGGGGCGGGAGAGCGAAAAGATGATGTGTGAACTTGAACTTGATTATAAAGTTGATGAAAAGTTTGCTGAGTGTCCAGATCCCGTGAAACATCTATTAGAATTGCATGATGAAGATGATAACGCTCTCATC